CTTTGACAGAGCTCCTGCTTGACAACAACCAGATACACTATACATCGTTAGCATTAGACGAAGGATACACAATAGATGTTAATACGGGAGAGTTCTTTGACCCAAGTGGGGAGCTTGTAGCAAACGACCCGGCCGTATGGGAGCAGGTGGTGATACCACAAGTGCTTAACGACTACGTAGCCAGGAAGCGCTCTGAACTCCCCAGCCAGTGGGTGCATTCAGCAGTCATAGGATACGACTTCTACCACTACGATAAAGACTTCTGGCTACACTCATGGGGTAACTTGATGCCTTTCCACTTGGACACAGATGGAGAGTATTCCTACCACCGTTTTGTTAATAGCTCACAGTGGGTAGATTATTCTGTAGGACTTATATTTGGGGTTAAGTTCAACAAAAGCTTTGGGGTATTCCTAGAGGGTAAGTACAATAGGTACTGGGATAGAGAGTGGCATGACTTCTCCGTTGGGTTGAACTACATACTTATTTAAAATGGCACAGCAGATAGGAGAGGACACTAAGGTAACTCTAGACCTTAAGACAATAGGAATGGCAGTAGCAGGCATAGGCACCATTGTAGGAATGTGGTTTGCATTACAGGCAGACATCGCAGAAGCAAAGGAGCTCCCAGAGCCAGCGGCCCCCGAGATTACACGCATGGAGTTTGATATGAAAGACCAACTGGTCAGACAAACTATCATGAGCACACAAGAAGATGTGACTGAGATCAAACAAGATATCAAGCGCATCGAAGAAAAAATAGACCAATTAAAATGAGACATGAGAACTGCACTAATAGCTGTACTATTGTCTGCGCTATTCTTGGCACCTGTATCCATAAAGCCTGAGCTTGATGGTATCTGTGTCGTAGAATTCAACGCGGACTTTAACAAACAGAACAGCGTTCCTTGGATAGAGGATATATCCGAGTGTAACCACGTACGAGTAAACATCTCGGCAGAACCTGAGATGCAGGTAGAGCACAAGATTGTTGTTGTACCTACAATCATTGTGTTCAATGAGGGTGAGGAAGTAGAACGCTTCCAAGCCAACATTATGATGACCATGGAGACTACCCCTGAAGAAGTTCAAGAGGTAGTCGACGAAATTATTTTGAGCGACTTCTAAGTTGCCGTATATTCGCACCGAAACCGCTTCCTAGCGACCGGCCCTGGGTAATCAAAAAGGGCCTAGACATCGGGTTACAGTAGCTGTCACCATAGTCAGTGAACGTTGTCCCCGGTAGTTTCGCAAAGTGCGTTGGTATAAAACTCGGGTGGGAACCAGGCTATAGGCTGATAGAAATGCCCCCACGTAGGCTTAAAACGGCGAGTGGAAGTCCAACTGCTAAACACAAAAACCAAGGGGGTAAATTGTATCCAGTCATGAGAGAAATCAACCGCATCATCATCCACTGCTCCGCAACGAGAGAGGGACAAGACATAGACGCAGCTACAATCAAGAAGTGGCATACCGAAGACCGAGGATGGTCAGATATCGGGTATCACTATTGTATCAAGCTAGACGGTACTTTGGAGGCTGGAAGACCGCTTGACCGTGCAGGGGCACACGTCAAAGGACACAACTCCGATTCAATAGGTATCTGCTACATTGGGGGCTGCGATGAAGACATGAACCCAAAGGATACGATGACACCAGCTCAAGAGCACGCAATGCGCGAGCTGATCTTCTCGCTGCGTATGGTGTGGGACAAAGAGTTAACCCTCCACGGGCACAACGAATACGCTAGTAAAGCATGCCCCAGCTTCAAAGTCAGCGAAAAATTCGCAGATATTTTGTAAAGCATTTGGTTATATAAGACCTACTGTTATATATTTGTCATAAACCAAGCATTATGGCAAGTATTAATTTCAAACCAACGCGGGACTGGGTAGTGCTCCCGATGCAACGTAAGGACAAGACTGATAGCGGTATCGAGCTTGTTGGGGGTGCAGAAAACTCACTACGTACTAACATCCTTAAGGTAATTGCTGCCGGACCACAATGTCAGATGGTCAAGGAGGGCGACACAGTTATGGTTCACCCCACGTCAGAAGGTCTTGTGATCAATCTGGATGAGGGTGAATTTGTCATGGTCAACGAATTCACTATCTGCGGTGTCATACCGGACTGATGGAGGGAAGCGTAACCATACCTATCAAAGCGTTTGATGAGCTGAGGTCCGCCAAAGAAACAGCTGACGAGAAGGAGCAGAACCTCCACAGAGCAGCTAAAGAACTAGAAGTATTTCTGTCGTTCTTGGTGACAAGAGACAACATACAAGAGTTCGTAGAAGAGTTCAACAGGCAGTCCTCCACCAGCCGCATCAACGTAGACGACGGGAGAGCTAAAATAGTATTCAGATGAGCAGTAACATTAAGATAGAAGTAAAGACTACCTACCAGTTTCTGCAGGTGTTTAACGGAATACTGGAGCTAACTGAGAAAGAGCTGCAGGTACTATCCAGTTTTATAGACCTGGGAGACACAGTAAACCTGTGCTCTGCAGACAACAAGAAGAAGGTAGCAGAAAGCCTGGATGTAAAAGACCCAAACACCTTGAACAACTACGTCAAGAGACTGAAGGACAAGGGGGCAATCAGAAAAACAAAGAACGGGTACAAACTATCCGGTCTGCTGAACCTCAAGAACGATGTAACAATAACCGTAAAGGATGGCCGTATTTGATGCGTTTGTCTACGATCCTTGGTATATATCAGTAATATATAACCCAAGCGGGACACAAGCAGTAATAATCATACAACACTTAGAAAATGGGGAAGAAGAAACCATCGATGCTGGATATGCTGAAGAACTTTGCTAAAGAGGTAAAAGACTATGCAAAGGAAGGCGCACCCAATGTCACAGAAGAAGTATACGAAAAGAGACTAGGAGAATGCGACGCATGCGAGCATCTTAGAAGAGATGCTATGAGGTGCGGTAAATGCGGATGCCTGGTAGAGCACAAAGCCAAATGGGCTACATCCAGTTGCCCAGACAAACGGTGGCTCAAAGAGGTAGTGGGAGCCAATGGAAAGGCAATAGCTCTTAAGAAGAACGAAAGGCTGGAGAAAATAAAGGCTGCCAGAAGAAAGAGAAGAGATGGAAGAAAAGGTAATTCTACAACGTCTAGCAACTAAGTATGGGTTATCTATACAGAAAGTTGAGGAAGCAGTCTATTACCAGTTTAAATACACTGCACGCATAATAAAGGATGGCGGCTTCGAATCAGTCAGACTGCCGTATCTTGGTAAATTCCACGTCCTACCGGGGCGACTAAAACATTTGAATAATCATGAGTCAACAACTACCATCAAAGCTACTAAGATTTAGAAATAGTTCGGGAGTCCAGGTATTCTATCCTACAAGCGCGTTTAGGGGAATATTTAGGAATGGCAACTACGCAGAGTTCTTCTTTACCCCGCTGCAGAATGCTGTAGGGGAAGAGAATGCAAACACAGGAGAATCTGACAAAGTAAAAGTTTTGTTCAATAATCCAGGAGATGGTATGTGGACTGCAATTATAAACTTCTACAACAAGCTCCACACAGGAAAAGGACTAGTTTATACTGTAGCAGATGTAGCTGCCAGCGGTGGGGCATTCTACGGATTTGGTAGTAATGGAGACATTCATGTAGATAATTCAACCCCATCTAACACAGTAGTAATTGAAGTATCTCCAGTCTGATGCGAGACCTGATAACTGTCAGTAACAATGTAGTTGTCCCAAGCGCGTACGCACTCACCATCAATGAGTTCAAGGGTTTGAAAGGGCAAGAGCTGGGTGCGGTATACTTCTATGCGGACCACCGCTCCCCCTACGCTGTGTACGACAGTGAAGAACGTGTCGGTAAAATAAGCCAAGATCTCAAGGTTAAGTTCACACCCAAAGTGATGGGTGCAGTCGACAAGTATAAGGAACTCTCAGAAACATCAGCAATTAAACTGTTAAAATCTGCACGTAGTTCGGTAACTAAACTGGAGAGATACTTTGATACGATAAACCTCAACGTTCTAGATGACCACGGCAAGCCCATCTACCACGCCAAGGACCTGATCGCCAACTTGGCAAACATGGGTAAGGTTGTCAATGGTCTCGAGGAGTTGGAGGCTATTGTCAAGAAACACGAACAGAAGGAGAACCCCAACAGGGGTGGTGTGGTAACCAACAAGTATTCACAGTAATGGAGAGGCCTAGTAAGTACGTGATAGCAGGCTACAACCAAAACCACAAGAAAACTGTGAAGGAGGTTGTCAGGAAGCTGACCAATCTACAGATTGCCAACCAAAAGCTTAGACCTAAAGAATTGGCGCATACACATTACGAGTTATGCATACTGCACCCCAACTGTATATTCAACAATCCTAAAATACCAGAGAAGGTGGCAGAGTGGGAGTTGGGGCAAATGAAGAACTACAACATAAAAGTCATATACCTCTTTTCGAACCACACAAAACAAAAGGCTGTAAACCTAAACGCATACTACAAGTACTACAAAGACCATGTAGACCTGGTAATACTGGAAGAAATGTTCAAGGATGATGGCCTGCATTTGGAAGCAGTTCTGTCCTCTTACTTCAAAGACCATGTTTCGTAACTCAGCTAAATACTCACCAGCAGCGCAGCACTATCTAGACTTTGGGTTTTATACAGATGCATTGCCTGGAACAAAGGAGTACTATGACTACTGGGATGAACAGAAAATAAGATGCACGCAGGGGTATTTAGACATAACGGGGTATCACTATTTCTACCTAAACTTCTGCCCTATCGACCGAGTCGTGGACGAATTCATGGCAGATGGCACAAAGATCGCACGAAGAGAAAGAACATTTCCTGCCTTCTACGACGGAGACCACCACTACTTCACTGCGGTAGACGAAGCCAGAAAAACAAACAAACACCTGGTAGTTCTCAAAGCACGCCGTAAGGGTTTTTCATACAAGGCGGGGGCTATGCTGGCTAGGAACTACTTCCTAATGCGCAACAGCAAGAACTATGTATTTGCATCGCAAAAAGAATACCTGATTGGGGATGGACTGCTGAGCAAAGCATGGGACTTCCTGTCATTTGTAGATGACAATACAGCATGGACACAGCCACGACTGCGTGACCGTGAGATGCACAAGCAATCAGGGTACAAGAAGAACGTCAACGGAGCAGACGTAGAACTCGGCATGAAATCACAGATCATTGGGGTATCTCTGAAAGACAACCCAGACAAGGTCCGTGGTAAAGCAGGGGATCTGATTTTCTTTGAGGAGGCAGGTTCATTCGGGGGCCTACTCAAAGCTTGGGAGGTAGCTATGCCTACTATGCGTCAGGGCTCCAAGACACTGGGTACCATGATAGCATTTGGTACAGGTGGTGAGGAGGGCTCCGGCTTTGATGGGATGGATGAGCTGTTCTACCACCCAGAGTCCTATGACTGCATGGCATTTGACAACACATGGGATGCAGGAGCTATGGGAACTAAGTGCGGATACTTCGTACCCATATATCAAAACCTAGACGGCTTCATAGACGAAAATGGTAACTCAGAAACAGAAAAAGCAAAAGAGCATGAGGAGCTACAGAGGGAGAAGAAGAAGGGGGCTAATGACCCAAAGGCGCTTGACCAGTACGTCGCGGAGCACCCGTTCACACCGCAGGAAGCAACGCTGCAGGTCACGGCAAATCTTTTTGATGTCAACAGCCTTAAAGAGCAGTATAACAAGGTTAAAGCTCATGGGCTCCAGACTGAAGGGACTGCTGGGGTAATGTACCACAACAAAGAAGGTAAGGCCGCCTTTAGACCATCAGGAGATGTACACCCTGTATACAAGTTCCCGCACAGAAAGGGGGACAGAACAGAAGGTGCTGTGGTAGTCTATGAAGCTCCCTACAAAACAAAGGACGGGGATGTCCCACACAATTTGTACCTTATATGTCATGACCCCTACGCGCAGGAGAAGTCAGGAAGCAACGAATCGCTAGGGGCAGCATATGTAATAAAGAGACCTAATAACCTGTCCAAGCCGGACGACATAATTGTAGCAAGCTATGTTGGGAGACCACGAACGCAGGATGAGTATAACCAAAATCTATTTATGCTCGCTGAGTACTACAACGCAAAGATCGGGTTCGAGAACGACCGTGGAGAGCTTATTGCTTACGCGAAAAGATATCGCAAGCTACATAAGCTACAGGAAGAGTTTGAAATGCTCGATAAGCGGGAGCTCAGATCTAGGAATGTAAGACGTCAGTATGGTATGCATATGACGGAGCAGCGTAAAAGACAGGGAGAGTTATATATTAGAGATTGGCTTACAACACCGCGAAATACTGACGAAGATGGTAATGTAATGCTTAACTTGCATAATATCTATGACCCTGCCCTTTTACAGGAACTCATCAAGTTTAACCACAAG